ATTAAATAAAACTGATCCTAAAAAAATTTGTTATATTACATTTAGTAATGCTGCAGCGAATGAAGCAAGAGAAAGAATACAAAAAGAATATCCAACATTTGAATTTGATTGGATTTGTACCATGCATTCAATGGGAACTAAAATGTTAAACATAGATACATCATCACAATTATTAAAAGATAATAACTGGAATGCATTTAAAAATAAATATGGTCATACCGGTATGTCTTTTGAAACTGTAGAAAAAGAAAATGGTTTTCATGAATACAAAAATCAATACATGAAAATTATAGAGTATTCTCGTTGTACAAAATTAAGTCTGCAAGATTCTGCAATACAATTAGATTTAATAGATTTTATTAGTGAACCATTATTAGAACAAATCAATCAAGACATTATTGATTACAAAAGAGATTATAACATGTTTGAATTCTCAGACATGATTTCCGATTTTGTTGAGAAAAAATTATGTCCGTCCCTCGATATAATTTTTCTTGATGAAGCTCAGGATCTGAATCCTCTGCAATGGGATATGTTCTTTTATATTGAATCTCAATGTAAAAGATCTTACGTTGCAGGGGATGACGATCAAGCTATTTATGCATTTCAAGGTGCTGATCCTAAAATATTTATTAATTTAAAAGGAACACCAGATCATCAAACAATATCAAGAAGAGTGCCTCGTGCTGTGCACAAAGTTGCGTTGTCTATATTAGATAACATAGATGAAAGAAGAGAGAAGATTTGGGAACCTAGAAAAGCAGATGGTAGAGTATTTGAAAATTTAGAGCTAGAAGATTTACATTTTGAAACAGGTCAGTGGATGATCTTAACTAGAACTAATGATCAAATGAAACAATTGGTCCCTTTTTTACAAAATTTAGGCTACAGATTTGACTGTAAATTCAATGACTTACTGCCTTTAGAAGCAATAAAAGCAATTAATGATTGGGATAGATTAAATAAAGGTGCAAGCATCTCAGGAGAAGAAGCACAAAACATTTATGAATATTTAAAATATGAAAAAGGTGATGTGAAGTATGGATTTTCTGGAGGTAAGTCTCTTACCAATGTTGATTCTGTAGACATGGATGAATTAAGAATGGATCATGGTTTAATTGCATCTGGAGGATGGGATGCATTACGATTTAAAGATTATCAAAAAGAATATATCAAGGAGCTAGTGACAAGCGGCGAGGATCTAAGTAAACCGGCAAGAATAAAATTATCAACTATACATTCTGTTAAAGGAGAAGAAGCAGAAAATGTAATTCTATTTACAGATTTAGAAAGAATTATTTATGAAGCAGCGCAAATAAATAAAGACACCGAACATAGATTATTTTTTGTTGGTGTAACACGTGCAAAAGAAAACTTATTCATAATGAATCAAGGTTATGAATATCAATACAACATAGGAGAAGAAATCATATGACAAATAAAAAAATGTTTGAAGAGTTATTTCCACAGGATAAACAGATAGGTGGGAGTCATTACAAAGACTTTCACATTCAACCGTATGAATTTATATCAAAAAATGATCTCTCATTCTTTCAAGGAAATGTTATAAAATATGTTTGCCGATACTTGAATAAGAATGGAATTGAAGATATACAAAAGATAATTCATTATTGTGAATTAGAAATTAAAAAATTGAAAGACATGAAAAAGAAATGAATTTTGAATTAACCAGTGTTTATGATTTAGGATTACTTACTTGTATTTGTGTTTTTTATTTTATTTTAGGAGTTTAAATGTTTACAGCACAGACAGAATGGACTTGTCCAGAAACATTTCCAGATTTATCTAAATATGATTACGTTGCAATTGACTTAGAAACTAAAGATCCAAACTTAAAAACAAGAGGATCGGGTGCAGTTATTGGTGAAGGAGAGATTATTGGCTTTGCATTAGCTGTAGAAGGTTGGTCAGGTTATTATCCAATTGGACATAGAGAAGGTAATCTAGATAAAAGAATTGTATTAGATTATATAAAAGAAGTTTGTAAAGCTCCTAACACAAAAATATTTCATAATGCAATGTATGACGTGTGTTGGTTAAGAGCATACAATATAGAAATCAATGGTTTTATTGTAGATACCATGGTGATGTCATCATTAATTGATGAGAATAGATTATCTTATACATTAAATAGTATTGCTTACGAATATTTAAGAGAAGTTAAAGATGAAAAAGGATTAAAAGAAGCGGCAGAAGCTGCAGGTGTAGATGCTAAATCAGAAATGTATAAATTGCCTGCAATGTATGTTGGTGCTTATGCAGAAAAAGATGCTGAATTAACTTTACAATTATTTAAAGCTTTATCTGTAGAAATACAAAAACAAAATTTATCAGAAATATTTGACCTGGAGACACAACTGTTTCCATGTTTAATTGATATGAAATTTAAAGGAGTGAGAGTAGACGTAGAAGCTGCACACCAATTAAAACGGTCAATGGTGCAAGAAGAACAAGCGTTATTATTAGAAATAAAAAAGCAAACAGGAATTGATACACAGATATGGGCAGCCAGGTCCATTGCGCAAGTTTTTGACAAATTAGATTTACATTACGAAAGAACTTTGAAATCAAACGCTCCATCATTTACAAAAAATTTTCTTTCTGAACATAAACATCCTTTAGTCAAAATGATAGCAAAAGCAAGAGAGATTAACAAAGCACACACAACATTTATAGATACAATTTTAAAACATGAACATAGAGGACGTATTCATGCAGACATTAATCCAATAAGATCAGATCAAGGTGGTACGGTTACAGGAAGATTTAGTTATTCTAATCCAAACTTACAACAGATTCCTGCAAGAAATAAAGATTTAGGACCCAAGATTAGATCATTATTTATTCCAGAAGAAAATCATACCTGGGGTTGTTTTGATTACTCACAACAAGAACCAAGACTTGTTGTACATTACGCAGCAACAACAGATCCAATTATGTATGATGATTCTGTTTCTAAAATTGTAGCAAAATTTAAAAGTGATTCTGTAGACTTTCACCAAACTGTAGCAGATATGGCAGGTATATCTAGAAGTAATGCTAAGACAATTAATTTAGGATTATTTTATGGTATGGGTAAAGCTAAACTTCAAGCTGAATTAGGTTTATCAACTAAAGCCGAAGCAGAAAATCTTTTTAATCAATATCATGAAAATGTCCCTTTTGTTCGTGAACTAATGAACCGGACTTCTCAGCATGCTCAGTTGTCTGGTTCAATAGGAACATTGTTAGGACGAAGATGTAGGTTTAATAAATGGGAACCCAATACTTTTGGTATGCATACACCTATGTCTTTAGAGGAAGCTGAAAGAACTTATGGAAGAGGAAGAATAAAAAGAGCATTTACATACAAAGCTTTAAATAAACTTATTCAAGGATCTGCAGCTGATATGACCAAAAAAGCCATGTTAGATTTATATAATGAAGGAATTGTACCGCATATCCAGATACATGATGAACTAGATATCTCTGTAGAGTCTGAAGAACAAGCAAAAAAGATTATTGAGATTATGGAGAATGCTGTTACACTAGCTGTCCCTAACAAAGTAGATTATGAATCTGGTAAAACATGGGGTGAAATAAATGGATGAAGATAACATAAGGATTAAAGTATGGCCTATCTTAACGCGAATATACCGCCTATATATTGTAAAATTAAAACCGAGTATCTTTATGATATGGACATGGATAAGAAAGGCGAGCGTGAATGTGTTGTCTTTGGTCTTGCAAGTATTTCAGGTCGTGCTCTCTTATTTCACGCGTTACTTCCCAACGGTGCAGTCTATTATAGATTGCCTATCTCAGCGTTTTTCCAAAAACGTTTTTCTAGATCCGAAGTGCCAGATATGTCGGTCGACCAATTACAGTTGTGGAACTGTTTTAGTTATTGGCCTAGTGTTCATGTCTTTGATTTTTTGGCTGGTGTAGATGGTAAGTATCGTGGAAAGGATAAAAACTTTTATCCAGGAAATTATTTATTTACTGTTGATTGGGCCCATCCTGAACCTAATATTTTGGATGTGGAACATTCTCAAATACCTCAAGAACATAAGTGTGCGCATATATTGGCTCTTGATAACGGCAATTATGCAGCTCAGCCTAATAATCGCATTTTGTGGCATGTTAATAATTACACTACTGAGTCCGATTGGCCCGACTATAAAGTGCAAAACACAGTCTGGGATGTTGAAGGTTCGGACTGGATTACGGAAGATTCTGACAAAATGTTCTACGATTTGGAGATAAAAAATGAGTCTAAATAAAAAATACTGCAACATTTGTAATCATGATTGTCACTGTATTGGAAAAGGTTATTATGTAAGTAGTAACCAATGTGGTACTTGTATTTGTGATAAATGTGATTGTGGAGTCTTGATTCTAGGAGCGAGCAGCAAGAAGCCTTGGTGGAAGAGATGCATAGACTGGCTACTAGACTAGCATAAATAACGCTACTAAAAATATAAATTTCTGTTATAATATTAGGTTCACCTAACTAGGAGGACTTATGAATTTTAAATGGGACTTAAAAAAAGAATTAGACGAGAAAAGAAAAGCTATTTCTGCAAAGGCTCAACTAAGAAAAAGAAGTTTAGATTCTATTTCTAGGCCAAAAGCTGAGAAAAATATAACTTCTAAGGACCCAAGATTACAGGGTATTTAGTTGATCCTACATTAGAATAATTATAAAAAACACTTATGAAAATAAGTGATAATACAAATGTGGGTCTACCACTACGTAATTTAATTGGCCTTATTGGTGCCATAGTTGTAGGTGCATGGTTTGCGTTTGGCGTTATTG